TATCCGAATATGTTAGATAGTGTGTAAAATATTGAATGTAACAGTATGGATTATGTATTCTTGGCTATCGGTTACGCTACGCTCTGAGGACTCGTATCGGATAGAAAATTTATTATCCGTAAGATACGCTTCTAAGACCTTATTGATTACTGCTTCTTCAGTATCTAGAGCTGCATCGTAATCGGTTGGATAAGCATCCAGAGGTCGTAAACGATAAGAGAATAGAACTTGTATCGGAGTAGAGAGATATACTCCTACGGCTCTTCGTTGTCTTTCTTCCATTGCAGAAGAAGAAGATACCAAGATAGAAAATGCTTTATGCGCTACTGTATTCTCTGTTCTTCCGAAGTACTCCGGAGAATGCTTGCTCTCTTTGAACCCAGTAAGAGAGGAGATCTTCGAGGCTATCGCTTTTCGAATACTGCTAAGAGATTGTCCCATTATCTTCTGCGACCTCGGTAAAATCTCCCAGTACCATTAAGGAATATAACGGGCTGCTTTGCTACTCGGTTATCTGCGTTCGCTGCTTGCCCATCATGATTGTGATCGTATACGAAGTTAATGCGCTTCCATTCATCTTGATACTGCTTATAGTGCTCGTTAGCGAGGTCTAGATATCTTCCGTTCGATTGCCCTAGACTGCTATGGAAGTCTCTGAAGATGTAATAGAGAGATAAGTTCTGATGAGCACCTCGAAAGGCTTCTGCACTCATAACAAGATACTCGAGCCCTCCTCCTTCGGTTCTCATTCTTTGGATCATCGTATACCAAGCCTCATCGATATAGGTCTGGTAAGATGTAAGGCTCGAAGGTCTGATATCTTCGAGTTGAGAATAGGTAGCGGTAAGATCTCCATCTGATACTACAGGGTAGAGCCTACGGAGTACAAGAGCTGCCATTCTTCGAAAGATAAACTCTTTCCCTACAATTGTAATCTTCCACTCCTGGAGATAGCCTTCTCCGAGTGTAAGGCTAGTATCCAATATCGAAGAAGTATGAACGTAAGTAGGAATATTACCAGGAAAGGAAGCAAGCGCATTATCTATTAAAACTTCTTGATTAGGTTTGTACAGAGAGTATCGGACCTCCGTAGGAACCACAAGGAGCCCATCTCGATAGATGGGAAGAGTAGAAGTATTACTCTTACCTCTTTCGAGTAGTTCTGGGATCTTAATCTGCGGAGCGTACGGAGTGGAAGTAGACATTATTTGATCTCTCTATAAACTTCTAAGCCCTTCTCTGTGAACGACTCAATGAATGATAGCATATCCGCTCTAATCTTGTAATGCTCATCTATCTTTACTTTGATCTCTGGGATATGCTGAGAATTTGCCATGCGATTAACTGCTTTTTGATGCGTAAGAGTTTCCAGCTCCCAGAAGTGAGGTTCTACAGGAGCGAGAGTTCCATCTAAGATAAGAGAGATAGACCATTTAAGGAAAGCATCTCTATCGAATGATTTAATTACTCGATTACCTACGACTCGAAGAGATTGCCACTTCGGACAATGGTAGCGACCTCCTCTAACTTGGTATTGATGCACGTATTGATATTTTCCGGGATCTAAGTATACCCATCCCTTCTGCTGAAGATTACCGATCCGAGAACCAGCGTTACCGCGTTCTCCGTTTATCTGATGAATACCATTTACACCGGGGATAATGCGCTCGAGTCTGATATTGGGAACGAATACCCCTATCTTCTCGACTTTCTCCTTCTTGCCCTTCGAGGTATCGATATCGAAGTAGTTAAAACTCCAGTTCGAAGGATGCCATTTATAAAAGAAAGGGTGGTTCGGTTGCTCTGGGAGTAATTCTTGTTGTGTTGATTGGATGGGAGCCCAAGGCTGCGGATTAAAACTCATTTTTGTACCTCATGAAATTAAAAGGAAGGGGAGCGAACTCCCCTCCCACGAACGAACGATTAAACCAGAGTGAAGATCTCGACTCCGCGCTCATCATCGATGATAGCCATACCCAAGTAAGCATGCCCTACGATGCGAGTTAAAGCCTTAGTAGCATCGCGATCCATCTCGACTGCTACTTCTCCCATCTCCATTGCTTCAACAGCTCCAACCATCATCGGCATACCAGAAGCGTAGCCAATAGCACCGGGAGCGAACATAGCACCAGAGAAGTTCACTGCATTATCAGTAACATAAGAAGAAGTGTAGATCTCTACACCCATGAAAGAGCCTTTATAGTGAGAACCCTTCGCGCTCAATGCTTCGTAAGAAGCTGGAGCGTAAGCAAGAGCACTATTAGCTTCTGCACGGATGCTATCTTGCAATTCTGCGAATTGTTGAGGATGCAATACAGCAACGTAAGGACCTGGAGCTCCTTTATTGCTGCCAGCAGCTTCCAACGCTTGAACTGCATCCAAGAATACAGATACAGTCAATGCAGAAGCAGCACCGACTTGAGCAGTAAAACCACCGAATACCGCTGCAGTCAATTTAGCGAAAAGAGCATCGTAAGATTTAGAGATATGTTCTGCGATACGGAATGGATCGATATCTTGTCCCATACCGGTCATAGAAGCGAGGTCAGTAATAGAGTAAGCAAGAGAGTTACGCTTGCATACGATATCTACATGTCCATCTACAAGAGCAGTATCAGATACAGCTCCATCTTCAGTACCACCAGTAAAAGCAGAGAAGCCAGCTTCACCATCTAAGAACGCTTTGCGAACTCGGATTGTATCGCTGCCTTGTCCATTGATTGAACCGCAGAAGTCTACGAAAGGAGTGTTACGGAGGTTAGTTGCATCTTTCAAGAGCAAGCGGATCTCAGCAGAGATCATTTGAGCCAAGCGCAAGTCACCCACGAGAGAATTATTAGTAATTGCCATTTTTACACCATTAGAAGAAAAGGGGAAAGTTTTTAAGAACGGGTTCTTCTGCTGTTTCGGGAGCGACCCTACCCACTAGTATCTTATACGAAATATTTAGGGCTTGCAAGGATAAAAAAAACCCCTTGGAGGGAACCAAGGGGAACAGTTAAGGGAGGTACAGTCCTAGCCGTTTTTTTTGTGAGGAGATTAGATAGATACTACGATCTCAGCGTTAGTAAGATTGATCGCGCTCTTTACTTTGCAGTTATTCGCATCGACCAATTGTACATCTACTTGCACCAAGTTACCAGAAGCATCATAGCAAGATACATGAGTAATCTTCTTACCGAGTCCGTGGTTCAAAGTAGCCCAGGTATTAGCAGTGAGAGATTGAGGAGCGAACTCTTTACGGAATTGACTCATAAGAAGAGAGTACTCTCCTTTAGTAGAGTCATAAGAAAGTAACTCATCTGCATCTGCAGATACACCGAGAGCAGCTTGAACGCGTGCATCTGTGTAGTACAGATTAGTAGCACCTTCTTGGATAATATCGGTATTCGCTTGAAGAGTAATCAAGCCTCCGACTTTATTCAATCCTTGACCTACTGTGATAGCAGCTTGAGCGCGTGCATCTGTATAGAACAAGTTAGAAACACCTTCGGAAAGATCATCTGAAGAAGCACTCAAAGAGAACTCACCACCAGAGAACGCAAGACCTACACCAGCAGAGAACTCCGCGAAGATATTAGACAATTGCAGATTGAATAGACCTAATCCGCTATCGAATTGGATCATTTGCTTATCTGGTCCAACAACAGCAGCGACTCCTAAACTATCCCAAACTCTTTGTTCTTCGAAGTACAAGTTAACCAAGCCTTCTTGAATATCATCTGTTTTCGCAGTAAGTTGGATTTGTCCAGCAGTGTAAGAAAGTCCAGCACCTGTAACAGAGATAGCACCTTGAGCGCGTGCATCTGTGAAGTACAAGTTAGTTACACCTTCAGAGATGCCATCTGTATCGGTGTTCAATTGGAAAGCACCGTTAGCAGCATCATAAGAAAGACCAGAACCAGCAGAGAAGAAGCCTCGGATCTCTCCTTGGTCTGCAGTGAACTCACCAGTAGCAGCATTAAAGTCAATACCAGCAGAAGCACTCAGAGAAGCGCGGATCTCTGCATCTGTAACATTCGCACCCTCGATCTCTGTAAAATCGTTCTCATCTCCATTAGCTCCACCGTTATGGATCCAAGTTTGAGCGCGACCGGAGACTGCAGTAAGAACGATAATATCTCCTTCTTGCTTTTCTTGTCCTGTTTGGTAATTTGCAGTAATCCAAGCGGAAAGATCTGCAGCAGAAGTATCTACGCTTACATCTGTAATCGTAAGAGGCTTGATCTTAAGTTGCTTCTCACCGTTTACGGTTACGAGTTCTGCATAGTTTGCGCTATCTGCAGAGATACCGACTACGGAATTAGCCTTAAGATATGCGCGTGTTACTGCGTGATTGTCTGCGGTTGGAGCTTGGTTAAGTTGAACCACGCCTTCAAAAACGTTTGTTGGTGCTAAGAATTGCATTTTCTATTCTCCTAGAAGTTTGATTAATGGGAGGAAGTTTCCTCGCCCCTCTAACTTACCTCAAGATAATGTTTCCTGTAAGTGAAATTTGGAAAGTAATAACGACTTCAGAAGTAGAAGCGTGAGATACTTGAGCATGCGCTACGCTTCCATCTTCGAGGATAACTTGAACCATAGGAAGATATCCGAGATTATGAGTAATCGTAATTGAAGCGGTATTCGTAAAAGAATGGATCTGCGGTCTACTGGAAGTAACTCCGGGGAAGTACATAGCCATAGCGATCTACTCCTCAAAGATAAGAGTTACATCTGCAGAAGATGCGCTCTTAGTCATAATATAGATCTTCGTAGTTCGGTTCTTACCTCTTCCGAGTTTGATCTGCATATAAGATCCACCATGCATAAAAACTTTATCCTGTCCGAGTATCTGTCCATCGGTCCCTACTGTAGCCCAGTAGATATCGTGCTGCTCGCATCCAATCGTAACGACCAAAGAAGTCTGAGGAACTTCGATCTCTGTAGCAGTCTGAATTGCTGTGAATACTTTCACAATCGGATATAAGTTAAGGCTTCGATAATCTAAGCTCATGATTTGTACCTCCTAGAATGTATTAGAATTTGCGATTAGCCCAAGCCTTCTTAATCGCATCTCGATTAGCAGCGTAGAACTCTGGATCTTGTACTGCTCGTTTAATGATATCTCCGCTCTGTACTGGAGCGGGCTTCGCTCCTGTATTCGTTTTCGGAGGAATAAGAACTTGATCTTCCATCTGCATTGCTGGAGATGCTTCCGGAGGAGATACTTGAGAGGGTTCGGAGGATGGGATTGCAGCCTCTTTCGACTGGAGATGAGGTCGCAGAATAGAAGGAGCGGTTTCCGGGTTCGCTTTAATTCCTTTGATCCACTCCTCGAGCGGAGTCTCTGTATTCGCTCTTTGATAAGCCCATTCTACGGCATCTCTTAGATCGGGATCGATAAAACCATGCTCAGATAGCATCGATACTCTTGTAAATTTGCCTTCTGCATCCTTAAGAGATGCTTCTAGAGTAGTGATCTTCTCTTGGAGAGTAGAGATCTTCGTAAGTTCTCCGCTCTGGGTATCTAGTTTTTCTTGGAGTTGCGCAGAAGTCTCCTCCGCTTGAAGGGCTCGCGCAGATAGTTTGGAGATACGGTCCTTAAAAGCTGCTTCGATATCAGTTTTAAGAACGTATTCTTCTCCATCATGAGTAATGCTTTTCATTTTTTTGTACCTCTTTCCTCGTTGTGTAAGTTTCGATTAGCAATATAACGAATAAAACTGCGTTCTGCTAGATCCTTGTCATCCCAAGGGAACTCGAAAGCAATATCGAGTAATGCTTCTACATCTTCCAAGGGGAGCCAGTGATCTAGAGCGTTAATCTCTTCCAATAGTTCTCGCTTCTTATCGTAATAGCAGCAGTCTTTATGTGTTAAGCGTAAATACAGAACTTGAGCCCATCCTCCAACGGATAACCATTCTATCATAGATGATTTTACATCTTGAATAGGCTCTTTACACTGCTCGCAGATAAGATGGGAAGCGTGAACAAGTGACATTACATGAACTCCGCTCTCTCTCTTCTGATTTGAAGGAGATATTCTCGCGCTTCTCTTCCATCCATATCATCGTACATCATCATTACGGCTTGAACTGGAGAGATAAGACCGGCTTGCATCTTCTGAACGATATCTTCTCTCTGAGATCGCATCTCATCCGGAGTTAATGGCATTGAGTGATAACTTACTCGATATCCATCTTCTGGGAGATTGGTTCCGAGATATCGATTAGAAAGCATTGCAGTTTTAGCAAGTAATTCTTCATCTCCCATACGAAAAACCGGAGCGTACTTCTTCTGCGCTTCTCTCTGTCCACTCTTAGAGACTGCTAGAGCGTAGCCGCTTCGAGGATCTCCATTCGTTCTGCTGAGTTCGCTAGGAGATAGACCCGCGGAGAGTCCTACTCGCATCTCATATTTGGAGATCGACTCTAAGAGAGCATGAGGATCCGTAGGAATAGAGAAGGAACCTACGAGCGGTTGACCTTGAGCATCTGGATCCTGAGTAAATACAAGGATAGAGCTGGGATCCGTAGAGATAGAAGATCTTCTTGCGATCTCGCTTTGGTCAATCTGTGATAATCCAGCTACTGAGAGCCCGGCTACATACTTCTGAGACCAGCACGCATCTCTAACCAAGTGAACCCACATCGAATATAGGACCGCAGAAGTAAGAGAACCGTACACCATCTGAGAAGCATTATAAGCATCCCATAAGAAGCCCGTTTTCTCTGCATGATACAGAACTACAGGAAGGAAAGCGTATCCATTCGCATCTCGATAGGGATAAGCCTCCCCTCGAAGGGTAGGAGAACCCATATAGATCTCGGATACATCCGCTCCGAGAGATCCATCCTTCTCTATTATGAACATACCGAAGATCGGCTCTAATGGATTGCGGATATCGAGAACATCTGCTACCCAAATAGGCTTGCCATTCTCATCGGCTCTTAATCTGCTCTCTTGGTAGTACACTGGAATATCTGGTTGATCTGGATGGGCTTCGCAGTACAACATATCCGGAGTAACAATCCGATATTGTATCCCAGAAGTAAGGCTAGGAGAGCCTTCGACCTTAGGAGTAATATCGATGCGGATAGCACTCTCTCGAAGTCCGATTACCATCTGTTGCGCTCTCTGCATGAGCTGCCATAATCCAGCCTTAGTAACCAGTCCCTCGCGAGAAGTTAGGTCCGAGATATCTCCGTTAAGGTTCGTTACTGCTGGGATCTCATGATAGAGAACACTCAATTGTCTAGTAATCTGCTCGAATGGATTGGAGGAGAGATCTGCTGGACCCCAAGCCTCTCTACGATCTGCTGGGAGATGCCTAGCGAGTTCATTCTCTAGATCTTCTTCCCAAGATCCGAGGATCATTCTTTTACGGAGTGCAGTATGGTTCCATCTTTCTTGCTCTTCTGGAGAACTAGCGAACGGTTTTAGAGGGATATTGGAGTACATCTTAATAGATCCTTAATTTTCCGGGGATATTAATCTTAGAGGTTTCAAGGGTTGGAACGACACAATAGCGAAGGGCATCGACCGCATGACCGAACTCATCTTTAGACCTCGC